CAGCTCTGTACCCCAAAGAAATGAGATGTGCGTTTGAACTTGGGTGAATGGTAGCACCCGTATCTGTACCTATGAGTAAACGATCATACCCAGAATTGTCCACACGCCTAGTAGCGGCTATTGTTCCATTTACATCCAAGTCCTTTGTGGGATTAATTTGATTTATACCAACACGATTAGAGACTACATCTACATGAAGAGTATTTGTGTCAACAGTTAGATTTGAAGAAATGTAAGTGTTACCAACAACATGGAGTTCTGCGTCAGGTACAAGAGTGTTTACACCTACCCGATCTGTTCCAGAATCTACAAATAAAGTATCTCCGTCAACTGTCAAGTCAGCGGAAATACTTGTATTACCCGTTACCACTAAAATATTTGAACCAAATTCGTCTACAAAGAGGTTTGAACCCACATCTAAACTGTGTATGGGACTCGTGTTTATAATACCAACATTGGATTCCGTAAAAATTTGACCGTACACGTGGACATTCATATCTTGACCGACAGGTGTAATCGTATGACCATCTGCGTTTGAATTTGTATACGCAATTACAAATTCATTTGAAACTTCTCTAAATCCTATTGCAACGTTCGCATCTGGATTTGGTCGGGTCATTATCAAACCAAGATCTAAAAGTGAATCACCAACAACATTATCTTTACCAAGTTCCAATATAGCATCCTTAATTACTGTATTGTTCGAATGTAAAGTTGTAACGAGCCCATTAAATGTCGCATCCCCATCAACCACCAAACTATTTTGAATATATGTATTTCCCAAAACAGTTAGGGTATTTGCAGTCGTTTGATTTACAAACACTTTAGAACCCACAGAAAGTGTATCAGTTGGTGAACTATTGGCTATTCCAACATTTGAAAGTGTTGTGACAGAAGTATTCACATTATTAAAAGAAACTGTGTTTGCAGTAACATTTCCATTAATTATAGCTGCTTCGAGGGTAAAATTAAGAATATCTTCGGCGATCGCACCAGAGTCCATCATTTCCTTGGTCACTTGATTGTAAGCCAACACACTAATATTTCTATCAGATAGATCCGTACGTAAACGTAGAGGTGTTATATATACGGAATCTGAAAAGGGTGTATCAATTTCCCCTTCAGTCGCATTAAACACGATCGTGTTTTCTGCCTGGTCGTTGGTACAATTTTTGCCGAACCTAATCTTGGTGGAACGTTCCACTGTCGGCAAGTTCTTGACCATTTAATATAGAATGGCATTTTAATTTGCGTAAAGTAAGGCGGCTAGGCCATTTTGAACCCTAAGGATATTGTAGTTTACAGCATATATAGGGTCTAGGATGTTCATAGACTCACTCATGAGTTTAACTGTATTTAGACGACTGAAATTTAGTGTTCCTGTGGGCTGAAGGGAACTTGTGGAAATACAGAAGGGGTACAAGAAGAAATCTGGTGATGCTACAAAGTTAGTGTGATAATAGTGGGCTACATCAATAAAATGAGGTTTACCCCAACGATAGTTGGCTAAATCTACACCATTAACATTCAACTTGATTTTGTTTGTGGGTGATGTGAGAGCGCTATTAGTTGTAGTGTTAGAAGATGCCAAGTATTTCACGGGGTGATTGAACGTAAGTTCTTGTATTTTATTTCCAGATGGAATACTTTTTTGTACTTGGGTGATGAGGATATCATGTGTGCGAGAAGCAATATTTCCACGCTCTTCAGTATCAAGATAGTAATAATTGGCATAACATTCTACATTGTAGTTTGCAGCTTGGGATGCCCAATTAATCCTAATCTCCACATTATGGTAGTTTAATGCAACGATTGGGATAGCTAGACTAGGACTTTCACAATGGAAAAACCTAAGAGGATAGAAGAACGATCGAGCAGATATACCTGGGTGGGTACCTTGAGCACTCTTCGATACATTTGTGGCAAAGGTATCAACGGCAATATTCTCTGTGAATACGGCATCTTGTTTATCGACAACGGAACCCCCAATTAAGAGCTCGACGCTTTCGATAATATTATCCCACCTTTGGGAATCGAGGGCGGTTGTATTATCATCTATAGTGAAATATACATGACCTAAAAGATCACCAGATCGTTCAAATTGAACACTGGATAACGAGTTGTTTCTCACCGCTCCGTGGATTGTTTGCTTTTCGACGGATTGTGAGAAATTAGCATGCCTTTTGAAAGTTGAATTGAAAAACGACACTTGGGGATCACCTACGATCCATTCATCCTGAGCGCCGGCTGCCATCAATTGAACAATACCTGGGGACATGGTATACTATAGTAAAAGGAGAAAATTACAGGTTGGCTTTTCTACACACGAAACGAATTATTAAAAAATTATCCTTAGCAGGACTTGATGGCACAATTGGGGTACCATCTTGATTACGAATGTTAACAGTGAAACGGTCAATGCTGCGAATTGGGTTCACATATTGAGTCACTAATGAATAGTTATCTTTGTAAAGAAATGTCGCAGTACCTTCACCAACAATACTAGCGAAAGAATTACGAACAACACTTTTAGACGCTTGGCCATTTGGTTCGTTAGAAGCACGCTCAGTGAAAATACTATCAAGCTCCTCAATGGAAACGTAACAGTGTTTAGTCGCCGTGGTGGTGTTAATTCTAGCAGCTAACAATTTAGCCTGTACAACATTTTTCAGGGGTTGTTGAAGATGACAAGTGAATGTATTGGCAGTAGTCTGTCCAATTGAATCAATAGTCACGGTGTGATATTCGTGTTGAAGGTCTGGAATCAACTGAGTAGGAGTTGTAATCAGCGCCATATATTATTAGCTTAGATTAAAGATCCACCAATTCCATCTGTGATTTCATAACCACCAGCTTGCGCGGAGACCAACTTCTGGGCACCACAAACACCCCCTGGAGTTAAACCCTTGGCGTAAGGGCCACCTTTCTTACCAGAACCAGCGGTACACTCGAGTTCGACTGGGAGATCGAAGACGGAACCATCATTGGAAGTTTTGGTGGTAATGGGTGTATACTTACTGCTTGTACTGGACTTAAGAGCCCCGAGAGCAGAGATGACCAAGAGAAGAATAACAATCATGGTGAGAGCATTGCGGCTGACACGATTGAGAGAGGAGAACATTTATAATGAACCAATATTTTTTTAAACTGCGTTAAAGGTAATTTTTTTAGTTTCTACATAGAGAGTAGATGGACGAAGAGATCGTAATCGATCGAGGAAATACCAGTGTTATGAAATTGGATGCAGATGAGCAGGCCATAATGGATGAGATTGAGATTTCCGCCCCCCGCCCTCAGCGTGTACCTAGACCAACTAGACCCACTTATAATCCACCCCCCATGGCACACCAACAGGAAAGTATGGATGCCTTTGTGAACCCCAACAAACAGACTAACCAGAATGCTTCGGCTCCAGATGAAGAAATTGACTATGGTGATGGTGACGAAGATGCCAATTTTTTTGACGACGCTGATGATTATGGAAATCAGGGAGGAGGACAGGAGGATGAAAAACCTACGAAAGGGTACGGTTCAATTGACGAGGAGAAGGCTGATCTTATCAACAAGTTGGGACGCCTGGAGAAGAAGGGTTTCACTGTAAACAAGAGACTCAACGCCTACTCAAATGTTGATGAACTTAGATCCGAGGTTAAGCGTATCACCTACAGTATAGATGTTGAACAGTCTATTCGTTTCTCGCGACGAATGTTGGTGGCCTGTGTAACAGGTTTAGAGTTTCTCAACAAGAGATACAACCCTTTCGAGATTCAGCTAGAGGGGTGGTCTGAAAGTATCATGGAGAATGTTGACGACTATGATGGTGTCTTTGAAGAATTGTATGTTAAGTACAGGTCCAAGATTTCGGTTGCTCCAGAGATTAAGCTGATTATGATGCTCGGTGGATCCGCTATGATGTTCCATCTTACCAATTCTATGTTCAAATCGGTGATGCCCAACATGAATGACGTCATCAAGCAGAACCCTGATCTAGTGAAGAATATGATGAGCGCTGTTCAGAATACCACTCGCCAAACTGACGGTCCCGCAACGGAGGCTCCTGTTGGTGGAACTGGTGACTACCAGATGCAGGGACCTGGTATAGACATCTCCAGTCTAATGGGTGGTATCATGATGCCCCCAGCGCCTCCTATGAACACCACGGCCATTTCAGCGACTGATAAGCAGATGGAAGATGATGATGATATCTCTGACATCATCTCCATCTCGGGTGACTCCACTGGTGGTGAGGTCAAGGAAGTCAATGTGGCGGCAACCAAGACGAGGCGTACCAGGGGAAGGAAGGCAAAAAAGGAAATTAATCTCTAAACATATATAAATGATAGCTTACTATCCTTTGGAGGAATTGGATCCTCCAAAGCCACAACAGAAGTCTGTTGGTAAGCCTGAAAAGACTCAGGTTGGCTTAGAAGAAAGTGAATTGAATTACATCGTGATAGCTTTCATTGCCGGAGTTATCGCCTTAGCTATATCCGACGCCATCAGGGCGTAATTGTTTCGTTTACCGCGGGGTTATCCCTCGTAGTAAATTTAATAAGTAAAAGTTACAATATTCTGACCAGCACCAAAACTATCAACTTGTCCGACGTTGACATTATTTTTGATACTTTTTAAGAATCCACCAGTGTGTGTACCAGATAAGGATGCGGTTATAAGTTCTACATGAATATCATATTTGTATATTCTACCCGATCCAATGTCATGGGGTGTAAGTAATACACCTTTCTTCCCCACAGTAACATTTGGACTCCATGGGAAATCTGAATCACCACCAAACAGGTTCTTTGTACCCACGGTTATCTCGTCGTCTAAACTACTATTCGTGGTTCCATCGTGTGATCCACCTTGGATCTCCAAGACCATTGTACTCATGTCACGAACAGCAGAACCATCCGTCTTTCTGAGCATCGCAACAATTTTGGCATAAAAAGCTGGCATCTTTTCGGGGGTACCTCCATCAGCGAAGTATAAACGAACACTTTTCGCTGCCGTGGATCCCAGTGTAAAACTTTTAGAGTATCGCTTACAACCAACTTCATTTGAACCTGAGATAAATCCACCACCAACGTGTAATGCTGTGGTTGCATCTGAACCACCCAAATCTACAGCTACCTGGTTACCCAAATCAATCTTACCATCAATCTGAAGATCACCAGTAATTTCAGTGTCACTCTTTACTACTAAACTTCTCACTGGGTCAATAAACACATTACCTGTGTGATCTCCATAAATATTAGAAACACCACCAGTTGTCTTAAATTCTAAGATGGCATTACTCGTTGCGTGCTCTAAGCGTGCTGTACCATTGTAAACAGTAAAGTGTTCACTTGGGTTTACGGTTCCCACACCCACATTTGAAGTATGTATTATATGAATACCATCTGCCTCGGTTCCCCCATTTACAGCACCTATCACTGTACCATGTACGGAATGGGTGGAGTCACTGAAACCTCTTACATATCCACCCTTACCGGCATCTGTTGTTAGACTTATACCCGCCTTTTTAGTTCCAGAATTAGCGGGACTTTCGAGTTTGAGAATATCGACATCAGTGGTCAAAGCTGAATATACATGTACATTAGTGTCTGGTGAAGATGTCCCTAAACCAAATAGACCTTCTTCAGTAAAACGAGCATATTCAATACCACTTTGACGGAATGTAAGAGCTGAAGAAATATTGTCTATGACACCTTTATTACCACCAGTAGTCACAGAGAAAATGTCCATCACACCGGTTATAACTTTAGAACCAGTTGCGAACTGGAAACCACCATCTACGAATAGACGAGAGTTACCACCCGGATCAACCGATGTACCAACAAGTACACGGTCTTTGTTAACAGTTAATAATGCATTTTGAACACTAAGTTCGCTACCTATGAGGGCTTCTATCCCACCCTCAGTTAAACCAGTACTATCATACGTCTGAAATATATGAAGTGGTGCAACTGAACGAATCCTATCTGGACCTGTTACTGATGCGAGTGCACCTTCATTACCCTTAAATGTGACCAATTCTGTTTTACCATCAGTATTATAATACCTTTCGCGTATAAACGTATTACCTAATTCATCCGTTTCAACACCTGTGAATGAGAGTTGATTACCGACAATTACATTTCCGTTCACTTCTAAAGGGACTCGGGGGGCATCGGTGCCAATTCCCATATTTCCCGTTGAACCGGATATAAAAATTCGGCTAGTCGCCGGATCGTTAATCACATTAGGATTTTTAGTGAGTCTAAAATCTACTGTAGATCCTGTGACACCCATGGAATAACCTTGTGCACCGCTTATAGCTGCGGGTGAGTTTCCCGCGGTTTGGACAAACGAAGTAAACGCGTTTGCTGCCGTGTGATCCGCTCTGACAGTCATAACCGCGTCATCAGCTGTAAAATTTGGATCGGAACCAGTTCTTTCACTATGAATAAGCAAACCATTCGTATTAAAATTACCTATACCAGATGTAATGATTTCCAGGTGACTCGATGGTGTAGTTGTACCTATACCAATTCGTTTATCACTTCTCCACGTCATCACATGTGTTTCATTTTCATAGCTATCGCTCGCCAAAGCTAAATTCATTTGAGTTTGTGACTGATTAGCTGTAGTTCCATGCTTCCCCATCTTGAATATACTTCTAACACCATCAGTAGACGCGGCACCTTCACGAGTAAGTTGTAAAACTTTTGTGAAATCTGAGGTTGTAGTCGCTGGTGAAGTATTTGTTACGACTAAAGGTGTATCCAAATGTGTAGCTGGTCCACGTTTTACAACTTGATCATTAATAAACACAGTTCCACCATTTGTATGTAAAAGACCCACGGGTGATATAGTTCCCACACCCACATTACTTGACTCAAGGATCGTGAGTTTTGGTGTACCCATAGTATCCGTGGTACTGGCGTAAAAGTTCAGACCCTTACCACTTCCTACACGATTTTGGATTCTTGTTTGGTTATTTGTTATATCAGTAAAAATCTTTAAGAAGTTTGTACCATTCCCGAATATAGCAGTGTTACTTTCAATGAGTTTTAGGTTACCACCAAGTGTCAAAAGTTCATCTGGTTCAGTGTTGGATATACCAACGTTTCCACCAGATGCGACTCGCATTCTCTCAGTGTTTTTAGTTTTTAAAACAACCGTTTGATGACTCGCCGATGTTTTCGCACCATTGAGTTCAATAGCACTTATGTTTGCTGTAAGAGGACCACACCGAAGACTTAAAGTATTCGACACAGAATCTTCACCATTTATGTCACCGTGAATAATTACATTCGCAGCGGATGAAATACCAGATTCACCTTCAACCTCAATGAAATCTTGGACTAGAATAGACTCAGTAATAAGACGACCTGTCGCTGTATTACCGAGAACCGTTATAAGATTAGCAGAATCTGAGTTGATAAATATCTTATCACCAATTGACAGCATATTTGTTGACGCTGTGTTTGCTATACCAGATGGTATACCATCCCCGTTCCCATCTACTCCAGTTGTCTGTAAACCTTGGGATTGAATTGTTGATGATACAACCATTGGTATAGCTGCATCGGCGTCTAAGGTAATCAAGCTACCAACTGTGAGTCCACTATCACCAATTCTCAAACCCTCAAAGAACCCAAAACCATTTGCGTATAATACATTACTAGATGTAGTAGCTGTGTCATCTATGTGTACATTTGAACCAACTGAAAGTGATAAAGTTGGCGAAGAGTTTGCGATTCCCACATTGTTTTGTGTATATATGTCACCATACACATGAAGATTTACAGTGTTAGAAGTATCTAATATGGAATCAAACGTCGCTGTTGTAGGGCCACCATATGTTCTAGAGAGTCTCATTTTATCCCCGGCATGTGTGTACCCAAAAAATATGTTAGATTTTTCATCTACATCTTTCATAAGTAAAGCCATATCATACGTTCCATTGTTACCGAATGCCATCTGTATAACGGCATTGGAGACGACCAAATTATTAACACTCGTATAATCTGGAATCTCTGTGATCGCCAAGTTACCAGTGATATCAACATCACCAAATACTCTCAAGAAACCATCTCTAACAACAACATTACCCTTTTCAAACACGGCTATATTAGAACCATCACTCGCTGCCTCGTTACCAACCAAAAGATGTGTACCTATAGCCGCATTTGTAGAAAACGTATTACCAGTGATCTTCAAAACATTTGAAGCATTAGCATCCGCAAAAAATTTATCATTTGTCGTCTTGAGGGTACTAGTCGCAAATAAGTTCGTTGAAACTGTATTACCCTGAATGGTAACCAAATCCTGTAGACCCCTATTCATAATCACACTATCTGAACCTAATTGAAACTCGTTAATTGGGTTATCAGTGCCAATGCCAACCTGTGTCGCCGTAAAACGGAACACGTTGGTAAGACCCGTAAACTCCGTACTTTCTACACTCGCAGTAACCTTATTGGTAATAGTAAGATTGGCAACTTGAATTTGATCTGCTGTAATTTCACCAGCATCAATACTGGCGAGACCACTTAGAACGTCGGTCTCTCGTGGTGCAGCGTCTAGACTCGTGACGAAAATCTGATCGAAACGTACTGTTCTGCCCATCTATACATTAGTTACCGAATAAAATTCCAGCAAGTCCATTACGAATTCTTAACACATTGTAGTTTACTGCGTACACGAAAAGTTCTTGTCCATCTGGTCTAAGGACTCCCTTTTCTACACCATTAAGAGACAGTACAGCATTATCTATGCGACTAAAGTTTAGGGTTCCTGAGGGGTTATACTCAGAAGCATTTAGGCAAAAGTGGTACGCGAAATATCTAGTGTTGAAAAGTACTTCAGTTTCTGGAATAAAGTCGGAGTGTCCATAAGAAGATTTGTAATAATTTTGAACCGTGTGAAAGTAGACTGGGGTCATCTTTTCAAATAAATGTGTACCATTGATTTGTAAATCGGCTTCAAGAAATGTAAAACGGTCATCCGCAAAATTTTCATTAGAAGCGTTGAATCCCCAAAATAGTGATTTCACTGGGTGATTAAAGTTGGAAAGATCAATACGGTTGTGACCACCTATATCAGTGTTGTTATTCGTAACAGTGAGTAATTCGGTTTTAAATCCCTGGACTTGGGTTACTATAAAATCCATTTGCCTCTTGGTGAATGTTTCTCTTTCATCTTTGTCTAGATATATATAATTTCCGTAGACTTTAGCACTTTTTTCAGATGCATCTAAACCAGCTATATTTGTTTCATCGAAGTCTATCTTTATCTCGACTTGATGATGTTGGAGGGCTATGAGAGGTAAAAACGCTTTGTGATCACAGAAAAAAAAGTGGAGAGGGAGGAAAGTGTGACACGATGTAGATGTTTTGTTGTTTAATTCCTGTCCCTTTGTGTATGTATCAGCCAGATAATTCGTCCATATATCAGAGAAATAGTCATAGTGTTGGGAATCTATTTTTTGTCCACCAATAAAAAGAGAAATTGTAGAGTTGTAGAAAAGATTTGAAGCTATATTAGCATTTCTAGTGGCCGACTCTAACCAAATACCGTTTATGATATCACCAAGAACGGGTATCGTAATAGACGTATCTGTGGTATTCACAGTCTTAATGTATTTGGGAGCTTGAGAAAAATTCGTATGACGTGTAAACTTCGTACGAAAAAATGAATGTCCTTCGTCACTTATGATGTAGGCATCCTGCACCCCCTTAGAAACGAGTTGTATTAATGCACCCGACATTTATTAATTAGTCAGATTATAAAAACAGACACTTTCCCTGAGTAAACTCACTCTTGGGCTCCTCTGAATGCTTGCCACGTATATTGAATCCACCTTGTCTATAGATCTTGAGTCTCTTGTAATACATCGCTGTAAAGATAGACCAAGGATCATGGACATCGTAAATGTGTGGATCGTTCTTTTTACCTTTTGTTTCTCTCATAATACGCCCAATACTTTGGGTAATATCGGATTTGGGTGAAGCTAAAATAACTGTGTCTAGGGTGGGGATATCTAAGCCTTCGTGCGCTTGACTGAACGTTGCGAAAATGATCTTCTTCTTTGAAGATTCTTGAAGTTGCGCCTCCTTCATACCACCCATGTACAATCCAGATGTTTTGGGAAAGCATTGATGAAGGAACTCACAATGAAAACGTCTATCACTCAAAACAAGTAACTGTCTCGTACCTGCTGATGCCTTTTTAACAAGTTCTACGAGCATTTGGTTACGTCGGCGATCTTCCACAAGTTCTGTGATCATGTTCGGCATTGAGATTTTACCGTTTCTCATAGATGGGGGTGGATTCTTATAGTTTGGGGAATCATATACAACTGGGAAAACCTCAACTTGTTCCTGATTTTTGCGTTCTACTGCGAAGAAAGTGGGACCCATAAACCAATGTAAAACTTTAGTGAGTCCATCTTTCCTCTCAGGTGTCGCTGAGAGTCCAAATATATGTTTGGGGCACATTTTGAAGAGTGACTGACTGAAAACCTTGGCACAAATGTGATGCGCCTCATCCACTATGAGAGTTCCTACACTCTCAAAATCCGTGAAACTGTACTCCTTTAGGGAAAGTGATTGAAGCATAGCGATGATAAAATCACACTCAACCTCTTTCTTATCTTGTTGCACAATACCTATAGTGGCACCTGGACAAAACTGTTGAATACGTTCTCTCCACTGATCGGCTAAAAATTGTTTATGAACTACAATCATAGTTCTGTACCCCAATTTACATGCTATGGCCAAGGATACCGTCGTTTTGCCGTACCCACATGGTAAAGAAAGGACGCCGTGGCCAGCTTTAATTGCTGCTCGTAGTGCATCGTTTTGGTGTGTGGTATCTCGAAGTTTCCCAACAAACTTGGTATTGATACGGGTTGGCTCTGGTCTCTTGTCTTCTTGGGGTTCTCCAAGTTTAGAAGTTCCATAGAATCTGGGAACACAGACTCCTGTCTTAGTTGCTCGGAAAACTTTGAAAGGCGGCGGAGGAAATCCATAGTCCCCATTGACCACAGGTCTTACGGTAAGTTCTTTTTTAATTTCAGGAATTGGACCCGAATTGACTAAATAACCTGTTCGAGTGAGCATACTTATTTAAAGATGTGAAACTTTAAATAAGTACACGATGCCCACTTTAAATATTGACGAGAACATTAACAGACTTCAGAACACTATTGAACAAATGACTCAAGAAGTTTTTAGGCTTCAAGGAATGTTAAAGACATTCACTGACCTAAAAAAGGCTGGTGTAGATAATATAGAGCTTCCTAATCAAGGACTTGAAAAGATTGAAGAAGAGAGTACCCAAGAAAATCCCGAATGATTTCCAATATTCCAAATACCCTTGAAATCTAATTCAACATCAACTTCATCATCCTTTGTGAGAGATTGTATAGGTTTTCCTTCAAATTTACACATAACCCTTCGGTAACGGAATGGTACTTTGACTGTGAGTATCTTACCATCTAGTGGATTGTCTGCGTTTTGATTTACGAGGAGATGCATCCTACTCGCATGCATACGTTCTATGATTTCTGAAACTTTTTGAGGAATCACAAAACGTATATACTTTTTATCATTATGATCATAAAATGGTTCATA